AAAATATGCGTCTTACAGTTGAGCAAGCCTGCGATATGCTTTTTCGCGGCAAGAGTAACGTGCCGACGGCCGCTGCCAAATGCGGGCTTAGTAAGAAAGAAATGTTTATCGTCTTCAGTAAATATGCAAAGAAAATTCCCCTCACCGATGATGCCTGGAAAGGGGATATTATGCTTGGGTGGCCGTGGGCCTAGTGCTTCTTTTTCTTGGCCTTGTTAGGCAACTTCTTTTTGGCTGCTTTGCTCTGCTCTTTTTCCCACCTAGCAGCCATGGTTGGATTGGTAGCGTGCATCCAACGGCGTTGTGCTTTTGACTTGAAAGGCATCTTAAGATTCTCTTACTGCAGGCACCATAAGCGCCAGCAGAATGGCCACGTATGTCTCAGCCGCTTTTTGGAATGCTTCGGGTTGCCTTGTGTTGAAGCCGATGAAAGCTAGATGGCAGCACATGAGACCGCCTAGTAGGCGTAGTGCTACATCACGAAAACTCAGTTGACGACGAGGGACTGCCATTTCAATCCTTCTTACGAGGAGTGTACTTAGTCGAAGACTTGCGTGTACCTTTGCCGTTGGCCAGCCGAGCATTATTCCCTGCGCCATTGCGAGCCCGGTTAGTCTTCGGATTCTCCAACTTGAAGCCGCCACCGGACTGGTGACTTACATCGGGGCCACCCTTGCCCATAATGCCACGAGCCCGACGCTCACGAGCAAGATCAGCGCGGTACTTCTTGCGGGCTGGCTTAGCGTTACGCTTCTTATCGTAAGCTAGTTTTTTAGCGTACGCCTCTGGATTGCTTTTGTAGAAATCAGCAGTGGAGCGCTTCTTAGCGGCCATCAGGAGTTCCTGCCTTCTTCGTACATTCCTAGTCTACCACGAAGTCCCTTGATTTCGTTAGTCTGGTGATATAGATTGTAGTCTAACTTTTCCTCAAGCCGACTAAGTGTTTTGAACAGTCGGTCCATCTGGCTCTCAAATTCATCCTTGGTTAGATACCGCTCAGCGAGTTTCAGTTCAAGTCTGTCGGTAGCATCAGCGGCCTTGTAAGCAGCCTCGAGCGCCTGTTCAGCCCTGCGCCACGTAAAACCACCCCAGCCTAATACTGCAGTTACCATAGCAGCAAGAATGTATTCAGGCAACATGAAGCTATTCCGCTCACCGTAGGCTACCGCAACGGTTTTCGTAGCTTCCGCTAAACGTGCGCAAGTACTGTAAATGATTGTAAGCCAATACAGTCGCAGCAGATATAACTGAAGACACGGCTATCATGATCAATGCACAGTCCTGGCGAAGTCTCATCCTGCGCTTAAGACTCACAACTCTCCTCCGTCACGGTTTTTCTGCCCAGGTTCATAACCAATACCAAGTAGTCCCGTCACCGGCTCCGAAATCTCAACCTCTAGTTCGCAAGGAACGGATGCCTCAACGCTAAAATCGATATTGATTCCATCGATAAACCGGGGACCTACAGTGTATGAGATATTCACAGCAAAAAAACCTAGCAAGCTAGGATACCATTACATTTGCACAAAGAAAATCAGATTTCCTTGCAGGCCTTAAGGATTTCCGCTTTTGGCAGATTGTTCTTCAGATCAATTCCATGCTTCATGGCGTATTCAAGAAGTTCGTTCTTGGTCATCGCCTCCAACGGCTCATCGATGTCCTCTTCAGGTTCCACATCAAAAGCGTCGACACCGGCTTCCACTGGAATCTCGGGCAGTGGTTTATGGATGACAGCCGCGACAGCCTTCTCGCCCTCTTCTGCCCAACCATCTGCCAACAGCTCGGTAGCATCAATCGTATAGTAAGCAGCACGACGTTCGTCGGCCTTGACAAAATAGGTTGGCAATTTATCAAGGTGAGCCATGAAAAAAGGGGCCTCGAAGACCCCTTATGTTTCCTATGGCTAGGATTGGGTTCAGCGAGCAGGGTAATCAACCAGTTGATAGAACACGCCGCCGGTGCCAGCTACCGCAGCGGTACCGCCGAGGGTGTAACCAACGGTGTTGTTGATGTCACACAGAGCGCCACGCAGATGGGCAATGTACACGCCGTTCGGATCAGCATCCTGAGCCTGGAACACCACAGACTGGCCGCCGATGGTGACGGTCAGCTTGTTGGTGCCAGCGTTGTCAATACCGCTCACGCCAAGGGCAATGATACGGATGGTTTTAGCGTACTTGAGGGTGGTGGCAGCAGCGACCTGGGTAGCGGTCAGTTTGCAGCTATCGTCAAGGTCAAAACCTTCACGAGGGAACATACCAGTAGACAGAGCGGCCATTGATGGACTCCTTGGGTTTTTGTTTGCAGTCCCCGCGCAGAGTGAGGAGGGCAACTGCTGTACGATCTAGTATGCCTAAGCAATAAAAAAGGGCCCCCGAAGGAGGCCCGGCTTAACCGCTAAGGTGATCAGCCCTGGGTTGCGTCAAAGCCAGCCAGACGGGCCACAGAGCGACCGTTGATCAGTGCCAGACCACAGTACCACTCAACACGGGTGATCATCTGGGGTTGAGTGTGGCTTTCGCCCAGCTCGCGCACAGACACGCCACCGTTCTGAATGCCGGTCAGCAGGTCGTTGCCGAAGGCCACGCAGTAGATGTCCTGCGAGGTCGGGGTGGCATCCATGATTGCCACGTTTTTGTGGTCGCGATCCAGTTCCAGCACAGGGATGCCGGCATATACCAGCTGCTGGTAACCGAATTCGTTGCGCGTGATGTCGACCTGGACGTTCGTACGAGCCTGACGGCTAAGGGCCCGGCGAGCGGACTTCGACATCACCAGGAACTTGTTGCCACCCTGAGCGTCGACATAGTCAATCACTTCATCCAGTTTGGCCAGACTCAGAGCGCCAGCGCCGTTGGAGAGATACTGGCTAGAACCGCTCTTGCAACGAGCAGCCAGACCGTCAAACTCGGAAGGAGACTTGTTGGAATCGCCCTTGATGAACAGAGCTTCCCAGGCAAGACGCATGGCGCGAACGCGAGCCTGCACCTGGTAAGCCTTGGCCTGAGGACCCTCGAGATCAACGATGGCGCGGTCAACCTTAATGTCGCCACCGAAGAGTTTCAGACTCTCGGATTGCTGACTGACTTCACCATAGCTCTCAGCCAGGGCGCCGTTGTAGTTACGGAAACCCACATCAGGCAGAGCTTCTTCACGCTTCCAGAACAGACCGTTGCCTTCGATATTGCGGAAGGGCAGGTTCTGCAGCAGGGGGCCAGCAGCCAGTTCGGTCACAACCGCCAGTTCCTGGGGCGTGCGAGCGTGCTTCTGGGCTTCAAGCAGGGTAAGGGCCATGATAATTTCCTACGGAATGGATGGAACAAAGATTGGGTGAATTGCTTGCACAAGTATCGCACAAGTGCCAGCATGACACCCTTCCAGTCCACTCCATCTCGGAGCATCCCTTCTGGGTGATCTAAATACAGGGTACCTATTTATAGAAAAGGGCCCTCGTGGGGCCCCAACTTCTAATTTGCTCCTAACTTGAAGAAGGTTAGGAGTTCAGCCAAATGCTCGTTGGAACATTTCATCACGACTGAGGCTTGACAGGTCCTCCGTCGGCATGCCATTGACGTCCGTGCCGCCATAGCCAATACCAGCACCGGCACCCTTGACACCCTTGAAGAAAGTGCCGTAGATCGGGTGGACCTTGAAGGAACCAACAAAATCCTCGGCAGAGATCCGCTTGCCGCTCTCCTTGTCAAGGACAGGATCGCCCTGGGCATCAACAACAGTCAGCGAGCCATCGGCCTCTTGACGGAAACGACCGCCGATCTGTTGGGCCATCATGTCGAAGAACGACACGCCATCGGCCGAATCGGTGCGGCCACCAGCGGCAAAGAACACCTTCTCAAGGGCATACTTCTTCTGATACTCAGCCAAGGCCGCCTTGGCCGCCTGAGCCTCTGCAGCAGCCGCTTGAGCCTGTTTGGAGTATTTCTCCTCGATGGCTTCTTGCGCCACACCAAACTGAGCCTGAAGCTGGGCTGCCTTTGCCGCCTCCTCTTGAAGTTTGTTATACTCGTCGGGATTGATCGAAGCAAAACGCTCAAGCTGAGCAGCCTTCTCTTTCGCCTCGCGCTCGTATTGCTTACGAGCTTCCCGTTCTGCCTTGAGCGCCTTTAGAAGATTCTCGGCATCCGCGCGAGGCATCATATCATCCATGGATGATTGAGTATTGGCTGCCGAAGACTCCATCTCGGTGGTCGACTGCTGTTCGCTAGACATTGAATTGCACGAGCATCACGCCCGTTGTTGATTGCGAGGTAGTATGCCAATTGGAAAAAATCAGGGCCTAAAAAAGTGGCACGCTGAGATCTAAAACGACTAAGTTGCCAGGATTGTTGCAAGCACTACTCGATCCTGCTGAGGCATTTGTGTCACTTTTTACAAAAGGGAAAGAGCCGTAAAGGCCGATTACATTATAGATGGACCCAATTGAATATATGTAGGAATAATTATTTGATGCTGAAATGCACTTGCCCATGCCACCACCAACAGACATAAAAGAAACTCCGCCATCGGGAGCTGGGTTTGGGCCAAAGGTACATGTATCCACGTCTGTAAGCACAGCGTAGAGATATGGTTTAAGCGTTATGAAACCCGGAAAACCCGTAGTTCCACCACTACCATTGACACAAGTACAGATACTATCATTCCAGGTACCCCCACCAGGGCATGGGTTATCGCAGTCATACAAAATGCCACGATTAGGACCACTTAGGCATCGACATTGTTTCTTGCATAGCCCAGCTTCTACTTCTGTAGGCATCTCAGCGACTCCACTTCTTGAGAGGACAGAGTTGCTGCGGATTGCCGTTCAGCCAGGTCTTTGCCGCCATAAAGCATCCGCATTCTGAGCAACGTTGCGTTTTAGGGATAAAGGCAGGACATGCCTTGCATAGGTCAAAGCGTTCCTCTCTAATATCACCTTCGACTCGACCATTCGTAAAGGCAATTCCAACGTTCCTTGCAAGCCCTGTTGCCATTTGGCCGAAGCCTGCCTTTACCTCTGTCGCGTATTCTTGAGCGATAATTGGCCTTTTCGTATAGTCATCACCCGGATGAAACCTTTCTTCCATTTCGGGACCCGAAATATTGCGTTCCTGTGGCCAAGCAGAAACTGGCCCCGTAGGCAATACACCAGAACTTCGAAGGTCTTCGATTGAGTTGATCATGGTCAGCCTTGGTCGTGGGCTATTATTCCAAACCCAATCAAGTCTTCAGAACATACGAGCTAGACGTAGTATTATAGTACAAAGAACCGGAAGTGACTCCACCGGTTCCGGCTGCAGCATCGTTTGTGTAACTGCCAATACCAAGCAGTGTTCGCATGTTAGTAGCAGTTTTATTCTCCCACTTTGACGTGGTTGAATTGTAGCCAAGGTATTGGTTATTAGCCGGTGACGCTAGGATAACATCAGCAATATTGCCAATAGTTACGGCAGCTGATACGAGAACCCCATCCTCCATGACATAGAGGGTGTTCTGGTCTTTAGCATAAACCAGCTCACCTTCCTGCAGGGATCCCAGCGCCAGCGCCGCATCGAGGTTGCCCTTGGTCCCGCGAGCCACTCTTACTGGAACTCTGTTCTGAGGAGCGGCCATGGTAGTCGGAGAACTGTGCTAGATTACCGATTGCTACGCAACAGTCCAGGTGAAGATCCCAGAAGGAGCCCAAACAATCTTGAAATCTGTTAGTCCATTTGCCGTTTCAGAGCCACCAAAGTTAATGTAGGCAATTGGCGGGTCGTTGGCCAATGTATCATTGTATAAGATAGCGGCAACTGCGGTTATACCAGATCCGGTTGCGTTCCAAATCGCATCATCTGCATCGAATTTTGCGTCGTTTGTGGTAACAGTGCTAACTGTAACATTCGCCAAAGCAAGGCCACCAGTGGTGTAACCGTTACCGTTGGCCACCTGGGTATAGGCAGCACTGGCTGCTGCAAGCGTCGTGTGAGTTGCCGAAAACGTACCAGCGCTAAGAAGTATGACCCTGTAGACGTCAGTACTACTGCCGTCTACAAGGATTTTTGCCGTATGGTTATACAGAGAAAGTGTAGCCATTTGCTCGGCAGTTAACGATGTAGTCTACCTATCAGGAGTTGGGGAACTGAGTGGTTATTCTCCCATTAGAATGCAGGGTGCTCAACTGTTGGCGGTAGGAAGTTGGCCGTGTAGCGAGCTACACCCTTGGTGATCCGGTAGTCATCTAGGTATCCGCTGGCTCCGTACAGTGTTGCCCAATCCATCCCTATACGCACAGCTGTCCTTGTCAGGTTGACTGAGTTGCTATATGTACCTGCTTGAAGCACCCCGTCCACAAAAATGCGCCAAGTTCCACTGGCTCGAGTTAGTGCTACATGGGACCATGTATTGGTGGCAAGTGTTCCGGTCGTAAGGACAAAACTCCCAAGGTACACAAAAAGCTGACCGCTGGCGTTAACACCCCATACGAAACCAGACGTATCACCGTCTGATGTACGGGTTTCATATAGCATTCGATAGTTCGCAAAGGATGCCATACGGACCCACGTTTCAATGGTGAAGTCGTTTGTACCTAGCGCGTTAAGTGTACAAGACAGATAGTCACCGGTTCCGTCAAAGTACCCGCTCGCGCCCCCATACTTAGCTTGGGTCGTGCTGATTTTCGCGTCACCAACTGCGGTAACAGTTACGGGTGCTGCTGAACTGTCAGTGAACGTCGTTGAGTTGTTGACTCCATCCATCTTCAGGTGCAGCGAAACTCTTGCCCGATAGGGATCGTTAATTGAGTTGCTATTGAAGGCGGCGGTGGGCGGGGTGAAGTTGGTGGTGTAGTGGGCAAAGCCTTTGACGATGCGGAGGTCGTCGATGTAGCCGTTTAAGAAAGCCGTGTTGGAGTTCGGATTTCTTCCAATGTTTAGATCGGCGGGAGATGTGTAAGAATTGCTATCTGTATTACTGCCAACCTGGCTGCCGTTAACAAATAACCTTAAAGTAGTTCCTGAACGCGAATATGCAATATGCGTCCAGGTATTTAGAGGAATAGAATAAGCAACTGTAAATGTAGCTCCGTTCGTTACATAGCTCTGCACTTGTGTGTCATTAACAAGGAAACCAAAGCCACCAGAACCGGTGCTATCCAGTATCGCCATCGAACCACTTGCGGCCTTGTAGAGCCACAGCTCAATTGTGAAATCGCTTGAACCGTATGCAAACTGAGTCCCCGCTGGTATTGTTAAATAGTCCCCGTTTCCATCAAAATACGCACTCGTCAGCCCCCACTTGTACTGCGCGTTGCTGATCTTGGCGTTGCCGTAGGTCGTAACAGGTAGGCGATCAGCGCGATCGAAGAAGCCAGTGCTGTTGTTCGGCCCCTCCATCGGCATCAACAGGCTCGTGGAGCCGAGGTAGGGGTCTACCAGGGTGCCGTAGTCGGCGTGGGGCAGGGGCGGGATGAAGTTGGCGACGTAGCGAGCGACAACGAGAGATAGGCCAGCGTTGGGTTTGAAGGCAGAGCGATCGGCGTTGACCAGCAGCTTGTAATCAAAGGTGCCGGTGAACTCTTCTTTGAGACTTAGCGCACCTGGGTATTGTGTGCCCCATCCCCAATAACCTCTGCCCTCTGTATTGTTGCTATAACCATACTCGTAATGATCAAGAACACCTGTTGTCCGTGTCTTCAGATAGCTATTGGACCTCGGCTCAAATTTGAGGTCTTGCTCATCGGAGAGCACATTTGTGGTGATGAGAAGACCGGCAGTGGTTTGGTAGACACTTCTGGTTTGTGATTCTTGCGAAACCAGGGCATCCCGGTTGAGCAGTTGATCCGTAACTTTTGCGCCAATCAGACGGTCACCATTGAAGTCATCGAGGAAGGAAACTTCCTGATCAAAGACTTCTTGGTCGGTGAGTTTCTGAGTAGAGCTTAGAACACCGTACTGGTCAAAGGTGTAGAGGGTGAGCTTGGGATTTGCATCAGGAGTGC